AGACTGACCGTCACGGTTTGCCCTTGTGCCGAACCCGGCGTTCCAAACGGCTGCATGTTGACCAACGCTGCGACCTTCGTGGCGTCCATTGCGCCATCCACCTCGTACTGACCCTGAGGAATCAGTCCGTACATAAGCGGACCGTTCCAGTGGTTCTTCGTGTGATCCCCGATGTGCAGAAAGGTTGCCGTCATATCCACACGATCGACCGTGAGGCGTCCTCCGACCGCCAGAAGATTCTTGAGCTGTACGACCTCGACAATTTTGACCGCTGCACCCCATTCTGAGAACTTGACGTTTTTGACCGGCGAGTTGAGAACGACTTTCATATTGATACTTTCTGAGTTGTTCGATCGTTGCAATGTCTCGCTTAGTCGGTGAAATGCCAATAGCATGGTGACGGAACACGTGAACACCGTTGATCGGTTTGAGCAAAAGAACGTCGAACTCTTCGTCGTAGAAAGTGAAATGACGCGAAAGAAGGGGTCTCTCCTTGACGTACGCCCTGAGCTTGCCGAATTCGTGGAGCCTGTACTTCTGGATTGCTTCGAGAGTCAAGTTGACGTTGCAGAACAATACCGATCGAAGAAGACAGTCCGATGGTGAATCCATGTAGTGATCTGAGATCTTGCTGCGATCGAGCCGTGAGATCATATAACCGAAGCTCCGCAGCCGATCGAATTCCGAGATCGCTTCGCGAATCCCGCCTTCAGAGAAGATCTTGCTGTAGGTGACCAGCAGAGTGGTTATCATCTTGTCGGCGTCGTCGATGCTGTTGTAGAAGAACTTGTCCCTGAGCGATTGATTGAATGCAACGAGTCCGCCTTCCGGCAGCTGATACATCGAAAAGAACTTGATGACAGCCTTGATCGGGTCCTGCACGGTATTGTTGTCTGTCGTCACGTAACCTGCAAAATGGCTGACACCTCGGTATTCTATTGTCTGCTCGATACGACGCATTGAACGGAAGCGCTTGCCAATTTCCTTGTTTGCCGTCTCCATGTTATCTCCCTTGATCTTGAGGTAGGATCTGCCAGGGGCGAAAGTCTCGAAGCGGTCGATGAAGATACATGCGACTTCGAGGCAGTTCGATCCGATAGTGAACGGGTCTCCCGACGGCAGGTTTTCGTAAGCTGTTCCTTTGACTCCGTTGCCCGTCATCGACCTGAAATCCCATTCGCGCCGCATGTTTGGATAGATTTCGACTTCCTGCTCGTCGCAACCAATGTGGACGAGGAATTTGCAAATCGCCTTGTTAACGGTAGCGACGTAGCTCGTATCCTGTGCCTTGACATCATAACCGACGCATTGCGAGTAGTCGAACTGCTCAGCACCATGACGAAGTAGATCGGCATACTCTTCGGCTGAAAGACCGACGTCGAAGACGACACCTGGCTTGCTGCACAGGATCATGACGTTGA